TCAGAGCTTGCGCGCGCCCAGCGAGACGGCGCGCGCAAGCATCTGCGCGATCTGACCTTCCGACCGCAGCATTCCCTGCGCACCGCCGTCAACACGCACATTGACCACAACGCCCGCCCCGCCCACGGGCTCGATCGCGCCTGCGACCGATGGCCGGAACACCTCGGGTCCCTGTTCACCGACCAGATAGGCGCCACCCCCAACGACCGCTCCGCCATCCGCGCGCGACCCCGAAAAGATCGTCTGCACCGCTTGGGCGATAGCGTCCGACAGCCCGCTCCCGCCACTCGATCCGGCCGCTGCATTCACCGCCGCCAGCATCGCGCGCGCCAGTTCAGCCAGCGTCACCTCACCATCCGCCGCCGCCCGCGCCAGCGACCGGCTCAGGCTCTCTCCGGCCCGACCGAATGCATCCTCGATCGAGGCCGCCGCCCGCTCGGCAGGCTCACGCAGTCCCTCCAGCGCCGCCGCCGCCTCGGCGGCCTTGATGGGCACCGCGTCCAGGCCGGCAGGTTCGAAACTGTCACTCATCCGGCCATGCCTCCGCCATTCGCATCAAATCCCCGCGTCCCATCGGCGCCGCGTTCGCCGGTCGATCCGTCAGCATTCGCCACTCCTTCAGCGATAGCCGCCAAAACCCTTCCGGCGCGACGCCGAGCATCGCCGAGGCTCGCATCATCTCACCCCACGGCGATCTCAAACCGCCCCCGCGAAGGCCTTGGCCACCGCCTCCGCCGCTTCACGGGGATCGATTGAGGCCCGGTCAAGATTCGCCGCCAGCTCGCCCTCCCCTCCGCCTCGCAACAGCGCCGTCAGAACGGCCAACAGGTCCCGCCCCGAAAGCGCCCGCATCCGCTCCGCCAGCGATCCGATGGACTCCAGTCCCAATGCTGTCTCGATCTCCGCCAGCGCCCCCAATGTCAGACACAGGCGCCGCTCAACGCCTGCCAGCACAACTGCGGTCTCGCCTCGCGCTCCGTTGACGCCCATCACAAGGCTCCGAACGTGATTTCCCCGGCGCTGGCCAGGCTGATGGCGAACGTCGCCTCGCCCTCATGCTCCCCCGCATACTCCAGCGCCGCGACCAGAAACGGTCCTTCCAGCGTGCCGAAGTCCGGGACGATCAGCCGCCACGGTCTGGCGGCCTGGTCGAAGAAGGCCTCGCGGATCAGGGCGTCCGACGTCGCGTCGCGGAAGATTCCCTGCCCTGCGATGGCTGCCGATTTCACACCGGCCCCGCCCAGCAGCTCGCGCCACCGCCCGGCGCTGTCGCCGTCCGTCGCATCCACCGTGCGGGCGTTCAGACTGATCGTCCGCGCCCTCAAACCCGCCACCGTCGTGAATACGCCCGGCGCGCCCTCGATCTTCAGCAGAATGTCCTTGCCGCGTTGTGCGCTCATGATCCGATTTCCTCCGTGACGGCGCGCACCCGCAGCGCCGCAAATGTCCGCGCGCCGTCGGCGCCGGGAAACACGTCCGCAAACGCGACCCTCAGGTTCACCGTTCGCACCCCGTCGGCCTCGAGCGCTGCATCCGAAAGCCGCCGCCGGACCGCCGCCAGCACCGCCTTGGCTTCTTCCGTTCCGCGGAATCGCGACACGACGGTCAGCGTCAGCGCATGCTCGACCCCGCCGCCGTCGCCCCGCACGGGCCGACTTTCGCTTCGGCCGATGAGCAGATGCGGAAACTCCGGGCGATCAGGCGGCGCATCCCAAACCCGCGCCGGCTGACCCAGCAGCGCCTGCACCGTCGCGTCATCTTTCAGATGTGCGGTCAACGCCTTCTGCAGCGCCAGTTCGTGCGCGCTCATCGCATCCGCTCCAGGTTGAGTATCGCCTGCCCGCCGATGGTCTCGCCGGACACGATCCGCCAATCGCCGCCGCCAAATCTCAGCATCCGCCCCGGCGCCAGACGTGCATCGGCCCGCGCCTCGGCCGTGACGGTTTCCACGACGCGCAAAACACCTGCCTCTGACCGTTCGCGATGTCGCCGTCTTCCCAGCTTGAGCCAGGCCGAACCCAAGGGTTCCCAGCTGACAGCCCGCCCGCCGTAAGGCGTCTCGGTTTCGACGCCCTCGAAGAGACCCGCCAGCAACCTCACAGCCGCACCACGCGATACGGCGCAATCCAGGCCTCCACCGGTGCGACAGGCATTTCCCGGTCGCCGCGTTCATAGGCGCGGAGCGCCAGCATCAGGATCGCCAGCCTCAGCGGCGCCGGAGAGGTCGAGGCCAGTATCAGTCCCACATCCTCCTGGACCCGCGCCCGGGCCGCATCGATCAGCGTCTGGATCAGAGCGTCCTCCGCGTCGTGCTCGACGCGCAGAAACAGCTTCGCCTCCGCCAGGGCGACGGGTGCGGTCATGGGAACCTCGTTGTCTGGAGAGGGAAAAGGGCGGCAGGTCCAGCCCGCCGCCCCACCGCGCCTTTTGCTGTCGCCGGGAGCCTCAGCTCACCGCGAACTTCATCACCTTGATGGCGTCGAAATTCTGCACCCCGCCGCCGACCCGCTTGGTGGTGTAGAACAGCACATACGGCTTGGCCGAATACGGGTCCCTCAGCACCCGCACGCCGGCGCGATCCACGATCAGATAGCCCCGCTGGAAGTCGCCAAATGCGATCGCCGCGCTGTTGGCCGCGATGTCGGGCATGGTCTCGATCTCGGTCACCCGATAGCCGAGCAACGACGCCGTTTCCCCCGCCCGCTGCGCCGGCTGCCAGATGTAGTTGCCGTCGGCGTCCTTGAATTTACGGACCGCCGACACCGTCTTCCGGTTCATCACGAACCGCCCGTTCGGCCGGTACTGGGCCTTGGGCGCATAGACCAGGTCGATCAGCCGGTCCGCCGGACTGGTCGAGGCGAAGGCCCCCGCTCCGCCCGACGCCACATAGCCGATCTCGCCCCAGACCGCGCTGGCGTCAGCCACGATCGGATAGCTGAGGAACCCCTTCGGCTTGTTGACGCCGTCGCCCGTGACGAAGGCCGCCGTCTCCTGGGCCGCGAAGGCGTCCTCGACCTCGGCCGCCAGCCACTCGTCCAGATCGATCAAGGCGTCGTCGAGCAGGGACTGGGTCGCCGCCGGGTTGGCGTACAGGTCGGCCGACGGGAACTCCAGCAGCGCCAGGGTCGCCGGATCCGTCTCGGGCCGCGCCGCCGTCTCGGCCACCCAGCCCGCCGTGACACCCGCCGTCGACACCGGCTTCCTGAACACCCCGGCGCCCACCGTGCGAACCGTGGCGATCTCGCGCATCGGCGACCCCGCCATCAGCCGTCGCTCGATGGCCCGCTCGGTCTGTTCGGGCACGACATAGCCGGCCGAGTTCGACGCCGTGCTCAATCCCGCTTTCAGCTCCAGCCCGAACGACTGGCCGGTCTTCAGATATCCGTCGAAGGCCGCCTTGGTCTCCTCCCCATGTAGTGGAGAAAGGGACCGCGAAGCGGTGGAGTGGGCCGTGCCCAGCTCCGGCCTGCGCCCCTCGCTGACCACCCGGTCCAGCCGCGCCTGCGCTGAGGCCACCGCTTGGTCGATCCGCGCCACCTTCTCCTCCAGCAGGGTGTCGGCCGAGGCCTTCTTCTCGATCTCGTCCAGCCGGGCGTCGTTCGCCCCTTTGAACGCCTCGAACGCGGCCATCATCTCGTGCATGGCGGCGCGCGCCTCCGGCGTGGCCGGGGCCTGTTTGGTCTCTTTCATATCTGCTCCTGATGTGCGGGCGACGCCCGCCTTGCCTTCCGGACGCCGCCCGGAAACTTAATCCCCCTCTTCGGAACCTGGTCCGACGTCCGGCTGTTCACCTGCCGTCACGGAGGATCGAATGCTCAAACCCGTTCACATCGCGCTCGTCGCCAGCGCCGTTCTCGCCACCGCTTGCGGCAACAACACCGAGGCTCCCGAGCCTGCTGGCGAACCCACTGCCGCCCAGATGCCTGACAGCAGCGCTCCGGCGGCCGGCCCGGCCGAAACCGCCCCGGACGCCGGCGCCACCGGCGCCGCAACTCCAACGGCGACCTCGCCCGACCCACAAGCGGCGCCCGGTAGTAATCCGCCAGCTGGCTGACTTACGGGGCCACCCGCGCTCTCCTCGGTACAACGGCGGACGCTTGATCCGCCGCCCGGAAGCGCGCGCCCGGCAGCATTGGAAACGTCACCAGCGAGACCTCCCAAAGGTCCACCTCGACCAGCACCCGCAACCGCCCCTCGCGGCGCGCCTTGCTGCTGCGGAACCCGATAGACAGCCCGTCCAGCGCCCCGGCCTTCGACAAGGCCCCGGCGAACCGCCCCTCGGCCGACCAGTCCATGACCCGTCCCCGCACGAACAGACCGCGGTCGTCCTCGATCATTTCGTCCCAGACACCGACGACCGCGCGACCCTCGTGCTGGTGCAGCATCCGCACGCCCCTAGCGCCGGTTTTCGTCAAACTGGCCGCAAACGCCCCCCGCGCAACCACGTCCCCATTAAGATCGGCGACGCCCCACAGCGAGGCATAGCCTTCGATCGTCAGACTGGCATCGATCAGTGCGGCGCCTGTCATCCCCACCCCTCCAGCCTGTCCTCGATCCGTCCCAGCGACGCGCGCGTAGCCACGCTCTGCTCCTCCAGCCGCGCCAGCCGTTCAGCCACCAGCCGCTGCTCTGCGACCCGTTCTTCCAGCGTCGCGATCCGCGCCGCCGCACCGCCAGCCCAAACCAGCCCGCCGATCGTCTGCACCGTCAGCGCCGCGATCAGCGCCATCGGAACCCTCCTCAGGCCTTCCATCACTCGCCCACTCCCGCCATCCGCCGCCGCTCCTCGTCCGTCAGGAAGGCCGCCGCGTTCAGCCGCGCCCACAGCGCGTCCCGCTCGGGCTGCAGCGCCGGCAGCGCCTCCAGATCTGCCTCGATCCTGGTCCCCGCGAACCGCCCGCCCAGCCATCCCCCCAGCGCCGCCGCCGTCTTGCGCACCAGCGGCACGACCGTGCCCCGCCAGAAGGCCCCATTGGCCTCGCGATAGTTGGCGTAGGTCGCATCTCCGGGAATCCCCAGCAGCTGCGGCGGCACCCCGAACGCTAGGGCGATCTCGCGCGCCGCCGCATGCTTGCCGGCGATGAAGTCCATGTCGGCGGGCGTCCAGCTCATGGGCTTCCAGTCCAGCCCGCCCTCCAGGATCATCGGCCGCCCGGCGTTCATCGCCCCCGCATGGCTGTCATTGACCTGGGCCCGCAGTCCCTCGAACTGCTCGGCGGTCAGCCGCTCGCCGTCCTTCGCCCCATAGACAAGCGCGCCCGACGGACGCGCCGCATTGTCCAGCAGCGCCTTGTTCCAGGCCCCAGACGCGTTGTGCACGTCGATGGCCGAGGCCGCCGCCTCCAGCGGCGAAAATCCGTAGTGATCGTCGGTCGGGTGAAACAGCTTCAGCTGCATCACCGGCATCCAGCCGTCCGCCGCACGGCCGATCCGCACCGACCGGCCGTCCACGGAATAGTCCCAGGCCTCGGCCCAGCCGGCGCGTCCCGGGACCACCTTCACCCGATCAGGCCGCAGGGTCCAAAGTTCCTCCGGTTCCGCCTCGCCCACCGCCTCAGCATAGGCATTTCCCGCCGTTTGCAGCGCGCCATACAACGCCTCCAGCCACTCCGCCCCCGATTGCTCGGGATTGGGCCGCGCCAGCAGTCGGCTCAGCGGATGACCCGGCGCCCGGACGCCGTCAGCGAACACGATCAGAGGCGTCGACGCCGCAGCCTCGGCGATCATCCGCACGCAGCGATAGGCCACCGCATTCTTGCCGAACCCCTCCACCGCCAGATGGGCGTAGTCCCGCGGCGTCCATCGCGCCCGCCCGCCGCTCGTCAGGGCGATCAACGGTCCGGTGCGACTGTCCTTGGTTTCGGGCGCGGCTTCACGCCCACGGCGGCCCATCGGCCAGCGCAGTTTCTGCAT